GGACGTGCATTTCTCGGTATTGCCTGCCGGTGTCGGCTGCTGTTCTGGCTTATCCTCCCATATCTTCGTGATCTTGCCGTCAGTGGTCTGGAAGCACACCGGCGCCTTTTTGGGGATGGCGTCTAGGTATCGCTGGACATACGGTGCCACCATCCATGGCTTATCGTCGATTCTGAGACCGGGGAATCCGGTGCCTTCCTTGTCCGTAAGGATGCCTTTGTTGGTCGGGGGCTGGTTGGTCATAGGTCGCGCTCCTTGCGGGCCTTGATCGCATCATCGGCAGCACGTTCTGACGCAAGACCTTCGCAGATACTTGGTGACAGTACACAATCATCTTGGTGAGGGCACCCATCGCAGATACACGGCTCCTCGTTCTCACGGGTCCTGGCGGCGTCGTGCATTGATGCCCCAATGTCAGGAATTGCGGCCATGATCAGGACCCCACCACGATATCGGAGATCTTCGGCTTGCATGGGATTACACCCTGCCGGTGATGCCACGAGCCGCCAGTGATGTGAGCATCGCAAATCCCGACAACCTCGCAGGAAGCACAATCCTTTTCCGTCTTATGAGTAGTGACAAACGTATCTGTAGTCATCATAGCCCTGCCCCATGCGAGATAATCCTCGAAATCACCATCGTATGCCGGACCTGTCGAAGATCCCGCGTCCCGGAAATAGTAGACACCATCAACCACTCCGAGATAATCCAGTTTGCTGTAATCTGTCATTATTCCACCTTCAATCCTTCTGGTGTCTCAACACCGTTTGCCGTTGCGAGCAGGACCAGCCCCGCCCGCACCCGGCCGCTTTCTGATTTCTCAACCTTTGCCCGTTTCAGAGCTTTAAGCAGCCGTTCATATTCCGGATCTGCCTTCCACGAATGAACTGTTTTGTCTGACATTACCACTCAATCCCCAGTAGAGATTCCCGGTTTTCCCAATCGGCAATCTCCTGCTGTGCGATTTGATCTTCCCACTCATCATATCCGGAATCTTCCGGAACCTGTAACCTTGCCATGGTATTACCTTGTCAGTATTACCATTTATACTTTCCTATTTTACGTCTGATAAAAAGCATTAAATACTGGTATTACCTAAATGGATAATCAACCCATGGAGGGTAAAAGAGAATGGCAAACAAAACACAGAAAATTGTAATGGTTTTGGCCGTGATCCTAACGATCACTGCCGCATTTATCACAGGAATGGAAGTGCAGAAATCATCCGGCCCGGTCCCGGCAGACATTGTGATTGTAGGGGTGGGTGCAAACGATGAGCTGGTTCAGTCAGATATCCAGCCGATCACTCAAGAGCGGGGAGTGCGGTTTTCCCCCCAGGCTGACGCGACTGAGTACCGTCTGACATACGGGCATTAACTTCTTCTTTTTTCGCCGGTCTTTCAACATTCAGCGCAACAACAATCAGCGCCCGGGCCACCTCATCAAGAGGGAGATCCCCGGAAAAATTGTATTGGATCTGTCCGGAGGCGGTTCTGTTTTCTACGAGTGTGAATGTGCGGATCATGGTTATACCAACGTGTGCGATCCTCCTGCACTATCTATGAAATACAGGTGTGATCCATCTGCGTTGATCTCGAGGCGTGCCGGATTCCCCGAAGATCCGGAAAATCTAACCGCGTCTTCTACATACACATTATCTGATTTGACATCGTCAAAAAATGCGTCCCCGTCCCCTTGAAGTTGCCATCCCAAAAGCGAGCCTGAGTCGAAATTATCGCTCTCTATAGTTCCAACGACTGTCAGTACTGTCGCAGATGCGAGCGTGGACGCTTTGATTGTTCCTGCGAACTCCCCCGAGGTAGCATATATCGCACCACGAACAGTTACTGCGTTAAACTCCGCATCTCCGTTAGCCTTAATCTGCCATCCTGCACTGCCGACCGAATAGTTCCCGGATTTAATGATAGAGTCTCCACCCGTTGTACCCAGAGTGATCGTCTTGGCGTTCAGCGTTGAGGTTTTGATGGCATCTGCGGTAATCGTGTTCGTGGTGATGTTCGATCCGTCGATTGTCGTAACCCCCGAGGAGGCCCAGTCGGATACCATGAACGTTCCCTGCACAACCACCTGCCCGGCGCCAATCTGGACCGCCACGTTCTGACTCAGCGCCTGATACTCCTGCGTGTTGCCGAGCAGGTCCGCAAGGTCAGGGGTTGCGTTGGCGAGCTCGATCTGAATGTCCTTCGGATCGGATAGGTTAGTAGTCAGCGCCACAACCTTAACGTCAACGTCAATAATCCCCCCTGTCAGCGGATCGGTAAGGTCGTCGTTGTAGATCCGGACGATCTGCCCTATTTCCAGCTCTTCGAGGTCGAAATTAAACGAGGGGTGCGCTGCCAGATTGACCGCGTCCACCGTGTAAGAATACACCGGATCCTTGTATGCCGCCAGATACCGCTGAGCCCATCGCAGGAGCGTTGCAGGGTGGGTGATGCGCTTATCGGTGATGCGCTTGATCCGAGTGCCGTAAGCTGTCTGGCTGGTCGCGTCCTGGATGTACTCCTGCGCTTCCCCGGCATCCATCAGGGTGATCTGCGCTTCCGTTTCCCCGGCACCGTATGCGTAAATCTTGTTCCGGATTTTCGAGTAATCCACCTTACGGGTCATCCCCCTCAGGTTCTTCCGGTACCGGATCTCTCGCGTCGGGTTCCCTGATGGATCGTTCCACCAGTTCAGGGCTCCGGCGTCGCTCACGTCGATATGTCCTCCGAGGTATTCGGTGCATTTTAGGACAGAGGTAAGCAGGTTGGTATTCTCAACAGCCATCGCAAAGGTGGTTGTTGGTTCGATGGTCCCAACCGTAAGAGCCGGGGTGAACTCCTGCAATGCAACCAGCGCGGTGATAATCTGAGTCGGAGTCTTTGGAGTAGCTGTGGTATCATACGTGGCGTTATCGGTCTTCTCCAGTCGTGCAAGCAGCCCGGAGCAGTTCACATCGATAAATGAGCCGCCGCTGTCCCATCGCTCCGTGGCATCGTCGATATCATAGACGCCTTCAAATTGCTCCTTAACGGTGTTCCAGACCTTGACCACGTAAGCCGATGTGAGATAGATTGCTTTCGCATCATTCGCCGGCAGTGAGAAAGAAAGCGTCGGAGTCGCGTTCATTCTCGGAGAGCGGGAGATATTACCGGCGTTTTCGAGGATCGCCGTCTTTACCCCGGCAACTGTAAATATGTAAATCTGGTAAACTGTGCTCATAATTTATTCACCCTATTCCATAACGTCATGTTATAATAAAAAATACCATATCTGGCAATTTGTAGCCGTTGTGGGATGTTGAATGCAACCTCGTTTATTCCGGCTGCTATGATCTCGTGACCCGCTTGGTTGGGGTGGATATCATCCCCGAAGTTATATATTGTTGCCAGATTTCCCGGGGTGGTGGGATCAACAAGGGGAGTAAATAAATCAACCACCGGGAAATGATTTGCCAGACCATAATTGGCAATCCATGAGTTTAACTGCGATACCTCTGATGTTTTAGAGTTGCAGGGAGTGAGCATACATAAAACAGGATCAATGCTGGCGGTGTTTGCAGCTGTAATCATTGTCGATAAATTATCTTCTATCGTCGGTAGACTTACTGATGTAAGAATATCGTTGATACCCCCGAGAATCACCACATAATCCGGGGATTCTGCAATAACGTCGGTGTCGAATCTTGTTACCATATCTGATGTCGTATCCCCGGGCACCCCGGCATTAACCGTATTGTATCCAGTTACATCTCTTGCAATCTGTGGAAAGGGATATGCTGCCGTGGTAACATCACCCCCTCCATTGGTGATACTATCTCCGATAAAAACAATTTTCGTCATTATAGTTCCGCAGATAAAAACACGTCCCCTGAGGTGGCCTTTGTAAATAAGAAATAGGCGTTCTGAGCAGTCAGTCCCGCAGCAACAGTCACCTGGAATGTCACAATCTCAGGAGTTGAGAATAAATTATAGGCGAGAAGTGCGGTAACATCATAATTTGTCGCCATATCGTTCAGAACGATATTACTAAACACCGTCACCGTCGGAGCGATCCGCATTTTGGTTTGAAGTGGTGTAATAACATAAGCCAGGGTCGTCGATGACCCGAAACCCATTCCGATGGTTGCGTATTGTAATGCCTCCGGGTTGAACCTCATAAAATACCGTTTGCAAAGCCGGAGTTCCTGTTCATACCTCCGGGGCATTATCGGGAGCGCGGTCTGGCCTGCCATGACTCTTACAGAGGTAATATCAAAATAGTCCGCTGCTCCTGCAGTTCCTGACGGGGTATAGTTGAATTCCAGTGCGAGCTCGGAGATTGTCGCTCCGATAACCGCCGCCGTTGTGAACGTGAATGTCTGGAGACTGGTTGTGAGGGTTGCTGTTGAATTTATCTGATTGGCCGCTCCGGTGAATGTTGCGATATAATTCTCATCCGCGCCGGTTCCCCCCACGAGAAGGACATTGAGCGCATTGGAAGCCCCGGAGAAATCTGCACCTGCTTTCCCAGTTACTTGAACCGTGATATATTGCCCGGCAAATTTTACAGCATCTTTTGATTCGATCTGTTGGTATGCCCGTATTGCGTTTGTGGCTGTATTCCCTGCTGTTCTTTGCAATCGGAGGAGGTACGCAGGGTACGGAAGACCGCTGCTCTGTTGCGATGCAGTATATCCGGTAGCGGTTCGATATACACACCACCGATCTGCCGTAAATGTTTTAGTGGATGCTGATGGAGTGAATGTGGTCCCCCGCTGCCATATCTGCATATCGCCGTTAATAATGGCATTAGAATACAATTCGGATATCCGGGTACTGAGTCCGGTCTCATGAATATCGAGATTGTCCTTAATCTGATCGTAGACACTTGTTGAGAGTGTATTCCGAATTCGTGTGCCGATCGGCCATGGGTATGCGGGGCCGTTGGTCCCATCGGCTTTAACCGCTCGGGTGGAGAACGTGACGGTCCCGTCTCCTGAGGTGCCATCTGTAGCTGAGACGATAACCTCCTCAGTACGGAATTCAACCGCGTTGTCCGGCCCGAGTTCCCACCCATGAGTGAGTAAGACTCCGGCACGATAGAAAACGGCCTGCTCTGTCACTTCCACATCTAACGAGCCGGTCGTCATTGGGGTGGTCGTGGTGGTCGAAAGGCCGTTCTTCTGCAATGTTGGTAATGCTGCAAACGCTGTCATCTATTAACGCTCCTTTCCTTCCGCTGCACGGTGATCGTCACATTCCGCGATCCTTCCGAGTCAGTATAAGTGATCGTATTCGTTCCCGGACCTATTGCGGGGAAATCCCCGGAGAAGTTGGCAAGGTCCGATACACCAGCTTTCTCCACAGTCAGATCAGCCGCATCAATTTCAAGAGTCTGCCCCGCACCAAGCGATCCGGTGTAGGTTAGGAAGAGGGTCGGGGCTGCTGGCGTAGTGTCTGGCGGCCCGTGAGCGGTGACGGCTACAGTTACATCCCGGGACGTCTCACTATCCGAGTACGTCAAATCCTCAGGGCCGGCGAGGATCGGGAACGTCCCATCAAAATCCCCGATCGCATTGACGCCATCGTTCAGGACGCTGAAATCCTGCCCATCAATGCAGACTGTTTTACTTGCCGCAAGTGAACCCCCAAAGACGAACTCAACGGGCGTCACGTAATGGGCGGGTGTTGGGATTATCCCATCATCCCGGTCCATGGACGACCGGTCCAGCGTCCCGCGATCGAGCATCATACCGTCCAGCCCCCGATCGTGATGGTGAATCCTGCAATTGCTGATCCTCCGTTATTGGTGATGCAGATCTTACACGGTGCTGCTACATTGCCGGTACCGGTGACGCTCAGGGTGCCCGGGGAGGCGGTGATGGTGCCGCTGGTGACTTCCTCCGCCTCATATCCGTATGGATCATCCGCCACGAGCTGCAGGGTGAATTGGCTGCATCCGATCCATTTTCGATCAAACGGTATACCAGTAGCATACCGGACGATATATGTGATTGTCGGCGCATCGTCGAATACCAGTGAGAACGCCCGTGGTTTCCCATACACATCTACCAGCACACGGGCGAACGCTCGGATCAGTACGTCCAGAGCCGCCTCGTTTGCGCACCCAGTGAAATGACAGGGTAATGAGAAATACAAATAATCCCGATCAGATCCAAACCAATAATTCCCGTCTTTCCCTGTTATACCTGCAGTGCGATCCCGTGTGGCGGGATGCATCGGTTTCCCGGCACCGTACCTGAGAGTGACTCCATAGGTACTGCATGGCACACCGTCAATTGTAAACCCTCCGTTATCCGTCATGATCCTGTACCTCGTCCTCTGTTTTTCTGACTGATATAAGTATTGAGTTCCTGGGCAAGCCCCTTAACAGTCTCTTTTGTCACTCCGTTAAACGTGCAATCTTTGAAAGTGACTCCCCCCATTCCCCCGGATCCGGATCCGCTGAGAGGTACAATCGCCTCCGGGCCAGCCTCACCTACCATGGCAAGGGTCGGTTTCGTGACTATTCCCCCAGAGGCATACTCCGGGATATCTCCACCGTAAGACTGCCAGCGTTTTAACCACGCAGCCTTTTCCTTTGCGGTCTTTGAGCTGGATCCGCTGGAATATGTATCTTCGTACCCCAATTCTGCCTCAGCGTCTTTCTGTGCTTGTTTTATAGCATCCGCGATCTCTTTGGCGGTGGTTTTTTCCTTTGTTACATCGTCGATCTTTTTCTGCATTGCGGCCGTATCGTTGACTGCCGATTTCTTCCATGAATAATCGGCTGTGTTAGGTTCCTCACCAAGATCGAAGATGCCAAGGAACGGTGCAACATATTTTAGGGTGCTTTTATTTTTATCTACCCATGCGGCAAGCTCTGAAAAAAAAGCAATGACTTTCCCCGAGTAGATCGTGAACGAATAATTAAGCCGATCCCACCGCTGTTTTCCTTCATCGAGTGCTGCGAGTTCCTCGTCAGTGAACACAGGGGATTTTGATATCTCGTCTTTATTGGCGATATATGTATCCATGTACGGCAGGAGCTCTTTCCAGCTCTTCCCATAGATAGCCATAGCGATACTGTTCCGCTGCGTGTCGTCCTTCATGTTCACGAGGGCTTCCGCGGTCAGATCAAATACTTCTTTGGGGGTGCGTCCCTCTGGATCAATCCCGAGCCCCATAAATGCCTTGAATGCGTCACTGGCCGGATCCTTCGCGGTCTCCATGCTGAGCGTGAGTTTCGTTATGCTTTGAGAGAGCTGCCCGGTATCCATCCCGGCAAGTGCTGCGGCATACTGAAGTTGCTGGATCTCCTGCGTGGTGAAGCCGGTGGTATACGATAGGTCTTTGAGCTGCTGAGCCATCCCCCCATATTTCTCTGATGCAAGGTAAGCAGCTCCGGCAACTGCCGTCACTCCTCCCGCTAACAGAGTAAGATCCGCGGCGGTGATCTTGCTCGAAGAGCCAACCCCGCTCATTTCGCTTTTTGCTTTTGCTACACCGTTTTGTAGTTCGGTTGTATCCAGCCCGAGTTTAATCCAAATTGATCCAGCATCAACCATTTGTTGCCTCCAGTTTCCCGCCCATCATTACGGTGAGAAGTTTAAGTTTATCAGCAATATTCTCAGGGCTGTCCATGGGTATCTTTTCTTCAATTTCCGCAGGTTTTTTCACAAGTCCCGCGGGATGTCTTGCTTTGATTACGGTGAATGCCTCTTCGATTGTCATCAATCTGAACTGATCTGGGAGAAGTCCCACCGTATATGCCACCGGCTCAAGTTGCTGGATCAGCTCGGTGACGGTTCCGGGTTTTTTGAATCGCCACCTTTCTTGAACCCGATAGCGGCCCCGAACCCTGGTGCAAGTTTATCGAACAGCATCGGGAACGATCCCTCGGTCTGCACATAGGTAAGAACAAACTCTCCTGCTTGTTCCAGCCCTACGGGGGTCATAGGGAACACATGGACGAGCTCGCCCTTTTCTGTCTCCTGGTACAATCCGCGCCATATAAGAAGCCGGGCAACATTGAACCCCATTTTATCCGCGGAAAATAAGGTGAATACCGATCCGAGTTTCTCTTCAATGGCAATCAGATCCGATTGCCCGAACCGGAGCCGGTATTCCTTATCTAACACAATCGGAACGGAGGGGAGAGACATGCCCTCAGACCGTCCAGGTAGGTGCGCCGCTGCATTTCATAACCAACGTGATACCGATAGCACCTTTAAGGTCCGGATTGATCTTGTAGCTCTTACAGTGCATCGTGCAGGCCCATGTGCTGCCGTCGGTATTAGGTAGGGTTATGGTACCCACTCGTTTGGTCCCCGCAAGGCAATCGGTGATCGCTGCAATCTGCCCGGATGTATCAGTGGTGATCAGGAACCCCGTAAGGGTGATATCTCCTGCATGGATCTGACCGGCGATCCAATCATCTGCGTTCCCGCTGGTATCGTGAGCGGTCACGTCAAGGTCATCTCTTGATACACCAAATTCCCCTATTTTACTCAGTTTGGCAATGGCATACGTTGGGAATTTGAAGGTCGTATATTGCCCGAGTTCTGCGTCTGCTGTCATGGTTTACTTCCTACTCCGTTTAATTGAGAAGTTCCAGGTATATTCCTGTCTTCCGTTCTCGTCTTTTCCCATAGGGATCGCGCCAGAATTTATGGCAAAAATCCCTAGGTAAAACGTGCTTCCGATGGTTGTATTGCTGATACCATCGAGATAATTATAAATCTGTTCGACTTTCGTACGTGCGGTGCCGGCGTTCATGTTCCTGACACGGACCTGCACCGATGGATTATCATTCCCTGAGCTGTCATGCGTCCGCTCCGGGGCGGTGCCGGCATAGACTGATACCGCGATGCAAGCGTCCGGGGTTGCCGGCATCGTGTTCAGGAAGATATTCGTTCCGACCGTTCCGAACCCGCCCGTTGCCAGATACGCCGCTATGTCTGCCTCTACTGTCATGCCATATACTCCCGCAGGGCTTCTGCGATATCTTCTGCGATGGTCGGGGCGATCCGCATGGCGGGATCCTCAAGGTACTTGGCTTTTGCCCCGGGCTTCGGATGATAGAGTGTCAGATCCTCGTGCTGGCGTTCTGCGTAAGGGGTGTTATACCCGATCTGGAACCCCCCGCCTTCTGGTAATGGTTCAACAGTGCCGGTTTGCTGGAGGTGTGTAGTATCCCACGGAACCTCTTTCTTTGATTCCGATAGGATATACTCGCAGTTCAGTTTAAGCCGTTTCATGGCCCGATCTGGTGCCGCTGCAATGATACGGGAGAGGTTTTTAATAACTTCTTCCTCACCGGTAATCTGGATACTGGTGACTTTATCATCCGTGTAAGACACCGCACCGTACCATGCATTTTGCCCGACCATTATGTGCTTACCTCCCAATGATCATTGGTTCCACTCTGATCGCGGGCATCCTCAATTGACAGGATGATCGGCTGTTTGCTCCCCATAGTTACCGGGAGCGTGATCCGGTCTCTGCCGAATTCGTCAAGCGTCACGTTGCTGTCAAGGATAATCAGGCATGTGCTCACCGCTTCCTCTCCCTGCAGGGTCCGCACCTTCTTGATCCGCCGTTCAACCCGGGCCGAATACGTGACCGCCGCGTTGTATGAGGGATCGCCGTTCAGGTCCATGGAGTTAAACGATTCGAGGGTGATCGTCTGGTTGAGAGAGGGGGTGAGGTGGCCCATCAGGATCCTCCGAACAGTTTGGACACTACCCAGTTCCCGACAAGTGAGATGATCAGGGACGCCGCTACGGTGTATGCGAGGATCTGGGTCCGAAAATCTTCAATTACACGGAGACGGGATCCGACTTTCTCACGGCTCTCACGACAATTACCCTGACAAGATTGGATCCCCCCCTTGATGCTCCCGATCTCTCTCATCAGGCTTTTCTCCATACGGTCAATCCGGCAATCCGTCTGTTTCATTGCCTCTTTGAGTCCACCGATGGCGAGCAATACGGCGTCCTCGTCCATAATCATTCGTCCCTCGTTTCGTCGTCGAGATCATAGGATGCACTCTGGTCAAGTTTCAGGCCGTTCATTGTCGCATCGTCGCGGGTGTATCCGTCCGTGTAGGTGCTGCTGGAGAGGTCAACCGGTGCATCCTTCGCGCTCGTAATCAGGTTATGATACTCATCGAGCCATGATGTAAGGCCAGCATTGCCCCCGCGAGAATATCCATACCTACCGATTCCGCTTTCAGAGATCTTACCACTCTGCCCCTGTTTTCGGGCGATATAATGGCAAATAAGAAGAGCGTTGGCTTCGTTGGCCTGCTCATGTGAGAGGAGAATGCCCGGGTCATCCGCAACAACCTGTTTATCTGCCTTTGTCAGGAACCGAAGGAAGGTCGCATCGGTAATTGTAGTGCCAATTGTAAAGGAGCTGTTATCCTCGATCGCTGTCTTGACATTGCCGGAGGTGTCGTAAGAGGTCATTTCAATCCCGTCCAGTTCTTCGGGAGTTGTGCCAGCTCTTCCATCGGGAGGTCAGAGAAATCGGGATTATGCGTCTTGCCGTCAAGGTTGCCGAACCGGGCAAGGTTGTAAGCCTCGATCTCGGTGACAGTGGTAAGAAGCTCCTCATTCTTCAGGACTTCCCGGGCAGCTGCCACGCTTGCCATAAGGATCCGCGGGCGGTAGAATACGTCCTCTTTCAGCATGAACAGACAGATATCTTTACAGGCCAGCAGGATCTCCCGTTTGCGATCTTTGTCGATATCCTGGATCGCTTCCTCAATTACCTGCGTGATGAGCCGGTCAAGGAACTGGAGCCGGGGATCGTCATAGACATACGCCTGCTTATCGTACCGCGGGATATCTTTGTCATGCAGCCGGAAGATCACCGATTCGATACCTTTCTTAATGGTATGTTGAAAGAACTTCCCGAGTGAATGGGTATAGCAGTTGTACAGGAACCCGTTGCGACTGCCATTCCCGACACAATCGGGTTTTGGCTCGTTTGCCATATCCCACGGCCGGACCGTTCCGTCAGGCATGCGAATCTGAGCGATCTGGGGACTTGCAGACGCCATCAGTTACACCGATCCTTCTGTCACTCTGAGCCTTACGGCAATGCTCCCAACCGCCGCCCCCATGTTAACAATGTTAACGAGGTAGAGCTTGCTTTTATTGAGAATCATCGAGTACTCATCTGATCCGGTACCGATGTTGCTTTTCCCCTGTACTCCCGTTCCGTTATTGGCGAACGAGTGTTTAGAGAGGATCACAGTGCCGGTAGCCCATTGCGGCCCGGTTAATGTCGGGAGTTTGTAGACTTTCACTCCGGGAGTTTCCGAGCTGTTGCGGTTGAAGTTGTAAAGGGTTTGCGCTGTCCCGTTAACGTTCCAGCTTGCATCCTCAATAAGGCGGTAATTCGCCGATGTGTCATTATCGACGTACACTTTCAGTTTCACCGTATGGGTTCCGTCAGTAACTACCGCATAGTTCAGGGACGCATCCGCCGCAAGGTTCAGGCTTGCATCTGACATGGAATAGACCGTACCGTTGATGATATGCTGCCGGATACTGTCGATGGTGATAAGTTCGTTTTTCGTGTTTACAATTGCCGTATTAAATGCCATCAGATGACACCATCCGTAATCCTGAGAAGAACACGGTTAACCCCCGCCAAGGTATCTGATTGGGGTTATTCCCGCTGCTGTGGCTCCGCCCCCATAACTGACAAGGTTAAGCCTGACATAGTTCATTCTGGCATTCCGGATAATGAGCGCATAGGTGCCCGCTGCGGAGTAAGTGATATTCCCTACAGCAGCCGCGTCAGCGTTTCCGGAAGGATCGAGCGTAAAGAAGTTTGTACCATCAAGTGATCCCTCCATTTTGACAACGGTTGTCGTATGTGCCGGTGTTGTGAATACGATGGTGTGTTGTTTCCAGTTCCGGCATTCGAGCCACGATGTCGTATTGCCGCTGGCGTCGAGAGTTTCCGGAAAGGAATAGTCCGGGGGTGTGGTAGTTGCGACGGCTGCAGCTGCCATTTATTCACCGCCGCCGGTTCTTTCCGAATTTCTGCGGGGTTTCTGGGACGGGTGTTTCCGGTTCATGGACCGGTTCGGGTTCAGGTTCGGGAGCGAGTGCTGGTTCGGAAGTACGCATTTGCGTACTTACCGCGGGTGCCGGCTGCTTTTCAACATACTCGGCAACGTTCGCATCTACCAGCTGTTTAGCCAGTTCCGCATGAGCGTCAAACTCTTCTTTGAATCCATAGAACCCGTTGGGTGCGCCATTGATGTTGCACCGCTGGACCTTGGAAAAAATGAGGACCATAAGGGATCCTCACAGGCCGGTT